GACCAGAAACATTAACTCCACCTTCAACGTGAAGTTTTGATAATGGATTTGTGGTTCCAATACCAACACCAGTTTGATTGATTCTTACTTGCTCGTTTTCTGATAAAAATCCACCAGCAAAGAATGAAAGATACTTTGCTGCATTACTAGTAGCAATACCAATTGATAAACTACCATCAGAAGTATATAAGTATCCATCTAATGCTCCATTGACCTTCCAAGAACCAGAAGAGAAAGCACTATTGTTAATACCTAAGTCAATAAAGTTTGTTGTATCAGACCCAGTATCTGCCGTAGCAATCAAATCGGAAGAAGCACTTGCGCCAGCAAAAGAGTTTCTTATATTAAGTTGAGTATAACCATCTACACTACCAGTAAAATCAGCAATCGCATGTGTTAGCCCAGTAGTTGGAAGAGCATTATTAGTAATTGTGAGTTTATATTCTGGAATTGTGGTTCCAATACCAATAGAACCATTAGAACTCACAATAAAAGCAGTTCCATCTGGACTTGCTTCATCTTCAACTATCAGAGCATTTCCAGAACCAACTTGAGTGATTCTTACTGCATTTGTTGATGTATTACTAGAAACAACTAACTGCTGAAGAGTTCCAACACTCGTTATGCCAGAAGCAGTAGTAACACTATTTGCAAGTGTAGTAGAACTTAAAACCGCATTATCATTAATTTGATAAACTTTTCCATTTGCAAGGTTGAAGTTTTCACTTGATTTTAATGCACTTGAACCATAGTTCCACAGTAAAGTTTTTTGAATTGAAGTCGAACCAATGCCAATTCCAGCACCATCTAAAGCAATATTACTTGTTTCTGAAATTGCTACTCCAATTGTTTTGGCAGGTGATTGTATAGTTAATTGTGAATCTGTTTGTGTGTAACCATCAACTTCAAGATTTCCAGTAATTCTTACAGTTCCTGTGGATAAACCAACACTATATGGATCAATATAAATTATGCTTGGACCAGAAATCCTATCTGTGCTAAATCCAATATTTTGAGTTGAAATACCAGTAGAGAATTGACTAGCAGTTATAATACCAGAAGTATTGATGTTGATAGTAGAACTTACGTTATTAGCAGTAGTTGCTGTACCAGAGAAAGTGGTAGCGGTGATAATTCCTGCTCTAAAGTTTCCACTTGCATCACGAGCAACAATTGCTCCTGCTGTGTTGGCACTTGTTGCATCAGATGTTACTGTAAACGTAACTGCAGTTCCAGTTGCTTGATTTGCAGTAAAGGTTGCAATACCAGACAATCCTGTTCCAGATGTTTTGAGGTCTAATGTTCCATTTCCAACAGTAATTCCACTAGTTGTTACTCCAGTAATAATTCCTTTATCATTAACTGAAATAGATGGAATGGAAGTACTTGAACCATAAGTTGCAGAAGTAACACCAGAAAGTGCTAATGTTACTGCCAATCCAACATTTTGAGTTCCATTAAACGAAACAGAAGAACCAGTAGAAACATCACCACTTATACTAAAAAATCTTGTGGTTTGTAATTGTATAGCAGTGGATGCTATACCTACAATAGTACCTTCAAAATTTCCTACAAATTTAGAAGCAGTTATGATACCACTAGTGTTTACATTGGCAGTTGTAGTTAAACCAGAAGCAGTAGTTGCTGTTCCAGTAAGATTTCCTACAAAACCTCCAGTAGCAGTTATAATACCACTAGTGTTTACACTTGCAGTTGATGTTAAATTAGAAGCAGTAGTTGCTGTTGCAACATTGCCAGAAATACTAATATTATAAGTTCCTGATAATCTTGCGGTACTAACAATACCAGTAGTTATATTTGCTGCATCTGCAAGATTTGTAGCAGTAGTAGCAGTACCTTGAAAAGTTGGAGCAGTAACAGAACCAGTAAATCTTCCAGTACCATTTACATCCAATCCTGCTGCTGGTGTATCTGTTCCAATTCCTAGGTATTTTGCAGCAGGATTAAAAATAATATAATTGTATGATGAAGAAACACTCGAAATAGTCCCAGAAGTTTGAGGTGTAACTAAAAGGTACTGATATTCACCAGTATTGATTGTGGATGATTGATTTGTTAGTACTCCAGTTAAACTAACACCAGAACCAACAAAACGAGTAGCACTTACAATACCAGAAATATTTGCATTTCCACTTACATTTAATCTTTCAGTTAGAACTGTGGTTCCTATACCAACTGAATAAGTATTTGATAAAACTAAATTCGATACAACTCTGCCACCGATGGAAACGTCAGTACTGATAGCAACAGTGGGTGCGTTAAGATTCAAACTTCCCGCATAAGTGATGGTAGAAGATGCTATAGAAATTGTTGGCGTACCAGGGTCGCCAACAAAGTTTATCCCCTTTACTCCAAAGTTTTTATCTGCCATCGGTCTTTTTAGTTATTTATGAATTGGGAACTAGGCATACCGAAAAACATAATATAAATTCAGTGTTAGAGTAAAGTATTTCTAGCAAATCTATAAGTCGTCAAACCACTAACACCAGTTTGTGGAGTTGCTTGAAGAATACAATTTCCACCACTAATTGTTGCTCCAATAGAAACAATTGGTAAATTATTATACATTACTCCATATTCTTGTGAATATGCAGTAGTTTGATCTTGTGTCACAAGAACCTTTTGTGCCTGAATAGAAGAACCAAAACCAATATGAATTGTGTATTCGGCAATCTTAAAGTCAGTAGAAGAAACAGAGAAACTATCTATCGTTGTAGAAATACCAACAGATGCAAAAAATGTTCCAACTCCAGTTTTTATTCCATAAGTTTCAACTTGAAGTGGTGTTCTTGGATTTGTGGTTCCTATGCCAACAGAACCAGAAATATAAGCACCACCAGTAACTTGAAGTCTTTGTGCTGCTGTTTCAGTGGAAGTTGCTGTTCCTATAATAACTGGCCCATCAGTAAATGTGGAAAAACCACTAACGTTTATGGAAGGAAAATTTTGTCCTGTAGATGATGATAAACTTCCAACCAAAGTGCCATAAAATGCATTAGCAGTTACAATCCCACTAGTGTTTATATTAATGGTAGAACTTACATTATTAGCAGTAGTTGCTGTACCAGTAAGATTTCCTACAAAACCAGAAGCAGTTATAATACCAGAAGTATTGATGTTGATGGTAGAACTTACGTTATTGGCAGTAGTTGCTGTTCCAGTAATATTTCCAGTAATATTTCCTACAAAACCAGAAGCAGTTATAATCCCACTAGTGTTTATGTTAATAGTGGAACTTACGTTATTAGCAGTAGTTGCTGTACCAGTAAGATTTCCAGTAATATTTCCTACAAAACCAGAAGCAGTTATAATACCAGAAGTATTGATGTTGATAGTAGAACTTACGTTATTAGCAGTAGTTGCTGTACCAGTAAGATTTCCAGTAAAACTAGAAGCAGTTATAATACCAGAAGTATTGATACTAGCAGTTGTGGAAAACCCAAGAGCAGTAGTTGCTGTTGTTGCTGTTCCTGTAAGATTTCCTGTGACATTTCCTGTAAGATTTCCCACAAAAGTAGTAGCAGTTACAATACCCAATACTTTTGTATTACCAATAACGTCAAGTTTTACTGTTGGTTGTGTCGAACCTATGCCAATATTTGTATTAGAATATACAAAATCAGGTGCTCCTGCTAAAAGACCACTACTTGCCTTATATGGTATCGAATCTACGTTTCCTGGACCAATTAAATCTGTTACAGAAATTCTAACTGTTGCAATACCAGTTTGTTGTGTTACTGCTGCACCGACAAAATCTACTGTTACACCAGTGCCAACAAAATTAAATCTATTAAAACTGTTTGCTGCACCAACTTGAATATTGTTATTAAATATAGTAAAAGATCCAGGAATTAATCCACCACCAGACAATTGAGAAGAAGCAACCCAGTATCGTTTTCCAGTATTTCCACCAGCAGCAACTAAAACATATTGAGTTGCGCCAATTGGAGGAGGATTTGCGCCAATAGAAGAAAAACCAACTAAAGGGTCACCCAAATCTGGTTCTGCTTGGTCCAGACCCAAAAATTCATAACGGTCTGTCGTAAGACCAGTTTGTGATTTCTTTTTAACTCTCTTGCTGAGAAATCCTGGAGTTGCCATTTATCTATTATTGATTTGAGGTTTCAAGAACACTTGTAATAAACTTAAGTTTTGCTGGAGTCGTACTTGCACTTCCACTGATTGTAATAAAGTCACCAGTTTCCAATACCAATTTACCAGGCAATAGATTTGCTGTATCGTTTGCTGGAATTGAAAAATCTTTTACGATTTCTGTGGTTACAGTTGAACCAGAACTTACACGATTGTGATACCAACTAATCGATTGAGTACTAGTACTAATATTAGCACACTGTGCCAATAAAAATACTCCGACATATCCTGCTGGTGCTGTGTAAACAAGGTCAGTCGTCATTCCAACAACTTTGGTATATGTTTTAAAATTATTTACTGCTGCTGCCGCAATTGCCATTTCTATTAATCCTCCTTAATCTGATAGTGCAAGAATAAATGGTGTCATAGTAGTGAATAGTGCTTTTGTAAAATCTCTACCTGATATTTGACCTGTTGATTGGTTAATCACAACACCATCACCAATATTAAAATTACCTGATTGGTCTGTACTTGTATAAGTTACAGTTCCACCATCAATTTGAACTACTTTGTTTTCAGGGATTACAACACCACCGAGAGCAGGTTTTGCTGTAAAGATGTTTGTACCAGCACCAACGTGTTCGAATGAAATTGTGGATGCGAGTTGTAAACTTCCTCTTGCAAAATAAACAGTTGTTCCAGCACTAACTGTATTATTTAGTGTCTGTAAAAATGTGACTGTAGAAATACCAGAAGATGGCAAAGTTGCAGAAGAAACCTTATAATAAATTGGTTGATAATTAGAAACAGATGCTGTTGCTTGAGTTCCAGATGTTGGTGGTGCAATTTCGACTGTCACCCCAGCATTCAAATATTGAGAACCAGAATTTAAAAGATTGATTGCAGTAATTGAACCATTTACAACTGTTGCCGATGCTTGTGCCGCAACTCCATTTGGACCAGTTGGATTGCTAATTGTAACAGTTGGTTGTCCCGTATATCCAGAACCACCACCATCTACTCGAATACTGTTGATATTATAATATAAAGTTCCAAAGTAACAAGATTGACCGTCATAAGGACGATTGGTTCCAACACCAGAAATCGTAATTACATTTGACCTTGCTGCTGCTTCTGTTGTTGCAGTTCCAGTGTAACGATAAATGGATTTTGTTGTATTACCACCAACACCAACTGAGTAAAGACCGTAATTGCCAAATGATGAGTTAGAGTTCGTAATATCACACTGTCCACCAGATGCTGTATAAATTGCTATATCATCACAAATCGTAAAGATAGAAACTAACTGTGCATATCCACCATTTGTAATTGAAACACCAATACCACCTTGATTGTATTGAGTATAACTATCAACACTCATCGAACCAGTTACACCAATATCATCTTGGTCTCCTGGTTCTGCGGTAAATCCATCAACTTTGAGTCCAATACTATTTGCAATAAAGTTAGTGCAGTTACGAATATAAGGTCCCTTGTCAATATTTCCAACACCTGGAGAGAATGATGGGTCATTTGGATTGGTAGTTCCAATGCCAGAATTGCCTGGATATGTGGTATTAATTCCCACACCAAGAACACTCAATCCTTGATTGATGATCGTTGTAACAATACCAACACAAGAGTAAATTGCTGATACAACATTTGCACAACCACTTAAACTTTGATTTCCATATGCACCATCGGGTTGCATACTTAAATCTTTTACTTGAGTATAATATGTTTGATAATTTCCACCACTTGTTTTTGCAAATGAAACATTATTGATGCACGACCTTGCAATTCCAGCAGCATAGTTTAGTGCATCAATTGTCTCTGTTTTTACTCCAACAATATGCTGAAGTGCTCCTGCTTCCGTATAATATGATTTGCCTGCGCCAACAGACTTGGAGTTTCCACCTCTTGTGATATCATAACAAACTGCTTTAAAAATCGATACGATATCTTCCTTGCAGTTTCTTATTGTACTTACACCAATTGTAAATGCTGGACTTCTATAATCAGTGCTCGTCAAATATCCCACAGTCTCACTTGCAATAAAATCAAGATTCAATCGAATCATTCTTGCTGCATCAAAGAATCTATTCGATGAAACACCAGACAATGGAACAAATGATATAACTGATGCACCATTAGTTGCAGGAGAACCATTAAAATTCAGGTTTGTCATATGACAACCGTTATTTACATAGAACAAATCTCGATCTGGATATTGTGGAGTTACGGTACAGTTACGAAGTTCTGTTCCTTGAACGGAAACATTTGCTGCTAGTGTAATGGGATTGTTTTCGACAAAAGTTCCAGGGAATACCTTAATTGTATCTCCAGGTAATGCAAGTGCTGCTCTTTGCATCACTTTCCACCAAACCAGTATTTGTGTCACTTCCCAAATAAGAAACATAAATTGTTTTTCCAATTGAAGTCTTAATTCCAACTTGAACTGTTCCTTTTCCAAGTGCTTGAGAAGAAGTTAAAGTAAGACCAGTTCCTATTGTAAGTTGCGTTACAATACCAACTAAATTAAGTCCACTTCCAGAGAAGAAAGACCCAGTAACAATTCCAGCAGAATTTAATTCACTTACAGTAGTAACACCAAGAGTTGTAATTCCTGTTGCTCTTAAATTTGTAACAGAGGCAATACCACCAATAACATTTACTGATGTCGTTGCTGTGGATGCTTGAGAATCACCAGTAATACTAATATTATAAGTTCCAGATAATCTTGCTGGGTCTATTATACCAGTTGTTATTCCCGAAGCATTTGAAAGATTATTAGCAGTTGTAGCAGTTCCAGATAAATTTCCACTAAATGTGGTTGCAGTAATTATTCCAGAAGAAATATTAATCTGACCTACAGTAGCAATACCAATATACGCATTCGTAATTGAAGCAATCCCAATGGTTGCTATTCCAACACTTGCAATTCCAGTAGCAATTTCATCTAAAGATGCCAGTTCCAATGCTCTAAGATAATCAACAGTCAAATTAGTAATACTGGCAGTACTAATATTAGATAATGTAGTTGCTGTTAAAATTCCAATTGTTGCATTTGGTGTAGAAATATTGGATGCTGTTAAAAATCCTACAGTCGAAGTTCCAGAAACATTAGTATTGGATGCTATCAAAAATCCTACAGTGCCCACTCCAATTGAAGCACTCGTGATTGTAGAATATCCAATAGTTGCGGTATTCGTTACTGTTAGATTTGTAGTTGTGGTAAGACCTAAATTAGAATTGCCACTGATGTTTAAACTTGTTCCAGTAACATTACCACCAGAAAGATTTGTAGCAGTCGTAGCAGTTGCTGCATTTCCAGAAATATTAACAAAATAAAGACCTGGTGTTAGACTAGATGCTGTTGCAGCGGAAGAAACATTAATATCATATGTTCCAGTTAATCTTGCTGGATCTATAATACCAGTAAAAATATTTGCCGCATCGTTTAAGTTATCTGCAGATTCTGCAAATGAAACTCCAATATCATAATTGCCAAATAATCTATCACTACTAATAAAACCAGAAGTTATATTTGCAGCATTTGACAGCGTGTTTGCACTATTTACATCAATTCCATAATAACCAGACAATCTAGAAGAACTAATCGTTCCAGAAGTTATATTCGCAGCATCATTTAATGTGTCTGCACTCGTTGCGTTTCCTTCTAAACTTCCAACAAATTTATCTGCTGTTATAGTTGTGGCACCAACAATACCACTTCCTTGGAGATTTAAATTATCACCAGAAGCCAACTCCTCAATTTGTTTGGATGTTGGATTTGCTATAAGTGGAAATCTGTCCGTCATTACTTATTGCTGGTACTTTTTTTCTTATAATATATAGGTTTCATTCTATGGAGCAAAATTAAATAGTTCCAATACCAACAGTGGAAGAAGATGTTTTTCCTGTATCTGGATTGAAATAATATGTTGGTGGTTCAAACTGTTTTAAATCTACTGCTCGCAATGCTGCAAGTTCTGTTTTGAGTTTATTGACCTCAACATCACCATATACTCTTCCTTGCAAAACAGCAAATGCTTGTCCTTCCATCTTATCTCGGATACTTCTTAGAGCACTTGATGATGTAATTAAACTATCAATCTTTGGAGTGTTTCTTGCAATAATCGCATCTCTACTTGTTTCTGCAGTAGTAATTGCAGTATCAAGTGGAGTACAAGTACCAGCACTTGGATTGTTCGAAGATGTTCCCGTATAACCAATACCAAAAGGAGTTGTTGAACCAAAACCAACAGTAATTGTATCCCCCTCTTGTGCGTATGTGGATGA